CGCGTGCATGATGATTCGATGCTTGCACGGCATCGACAGTCAGATTTGTTTATACCTGGAACAAACAGCACCGTCAAAAAGATCGCGTTCAGCGCAAAGAAGTCGGACGGCTTCAACCCATCCTTGACCATCTGTGATGAAATAGCTTCTTGGCAAGGCGAACAAGGCTTGCGCCAGTACGAAGTCATGAAAAGCGGCATGGGTGCGCGTGACGATGCTTTTATGTTTTCGTGTTCGACATCGGGCTACGTGAACGAATCCATCTTTGATGAAATCATCAAGCGTTCGACCCGGTTCCTGATGGGCGACAGCAAGGAGCGCCGCTTACTTCCGTTCCTTTACATGATTGATGACGTTGACCGCTGGAATGATATAAACGAATTGCGGAAGTCGAACCCAAACTTGGGCGTGTCGGTGTCGGTCGATTACTTGCTTGAAGAAATTGCAGTTGCCGAAGGGTCGCTTTCAAAGAAGGCCGAGTTCATCACGAAGTATTGCAATTTGAAGCAAAACAGTTCGCTTGCTTGGTTGCCTGAAAAGGTCGTTGCGGATGCGTCCGGCAAAGCGCTGCGTCTTGAGGATTTCCGCAACTGCTATTGTGTCGGCGGCATCGACCTTTCGCAAACGCGTGACCTGACCGCCGCCACGGTCGTTATTGAAAAGGCTGGAATAATTCATGTGTTCGCAAAGTTCTTCTTGCCAACGGAAAGAATCGAAGAAGCCACGGCACGGGACGGTGTGCCTTATAGTCTTTATATTAAGCGCGGCCTACTTGTTCCGAGCGGTGATAATTTTGTTGATTATCATGACGTGTTCAGCTGGTTTGTTGAGTTGGTGGAAAAATACCAAATCTTGCCGTTAAAAGTCGGTTACGACCGTTATTCAGCGCAATATCTTGTGCAAGACATGAGTTCGTATGGATTCCAAATGGATGACGTGTTTCAAGGTGAAAACCTTTATGGTGTCATTCAGGAAACACAAGGCTTGCTTGAAGATGGCAAGGTTCGAATCGGTGACAACGACCTTTTAAAAATGCACTTATTGAACAGCGCAATAAAAATGAGCAACGAAAGGGGGCGCGGCAAGCTTGTGAAGCTTTCACCCTTGCTGCACATCGATGGCACGGCAGCGTTGCTGGATGCTATGACCGTTCGCCAAAAGTATTTCGCAGAGATTGGCGAACAGTTACGCAATGAGGTTTAGACATGGGATTATTTGATTTAATTTTCGGAAATCGTCCGAAGCCGGTCGGAAAGTACGAAGGCGAATTTAAAATGCTGGATGGTTACAAACCGCACTTCACAAAGTTCGGCGGCAACATCTACGAATCCGAATTGATCCGGGCGGCTATCAACGTGAGGGCAACGCACATCAGCAAATTACACGTTGAAATGATGGGAACGGCACGGGCTGCGCTTCAAAACAAAATGAAGCACGGGCCGAATCAGTTTCAAACATGGTCACAGTTCCTTTATAGACTTTCAACAATCTTGGACGTGCATAACACCGCGTTTATCATCCCGATTTACGATGAGTTCGGCGAACCTTCAGGTGTGTTCACTCCGTTGCCGCACAAATGCACATTGATTCAGTACGGCGACAAGCCGTATCTTCGATATGAATTCATGTGGGGCGAAAGGGCTGCGATTGAATTGGAATATTGCGGCATCATGACAAAGTATCAATACAATAATGATCTTTTTGGTGAAAACAATCATGCACTGCTGCCGACAATTGACTTGATTCATATTGTGAACCAAGGCATTCAGGAAGGCGTTAAGAGCGCCGCAACGTATCGGTTCGCCGCACAAGTGTCGAACTTCACAAAAACGGAAGACCTTGCGAAAGAGCGTAAGCGGTTCACACAAGAAAACTTCAGCAAGGAAGCCGAAGGCGGCGGCTTGCTGTTGTTCCCGAACACGTACCGGGATATTAAACAGCTTGACGTTAAACCGTGGGTTGTGGATGCCGACCAAATGGCGGTCATCAATAAAGCCGTTTATGAGTATTACGGCGTGAATGAAGAAATTCTGATGAACAAAGCCTTTGGTGATCAATGGGCGGCGTTCTACGAAGGCGCGGTGGAACCGTTCGCAATCCAGTTCAGCGAGGTCATGACAAAGATGTTCTTCACCTTGCGCGAACAGACGAACGGCAACGGCGTGATTGCAACGGCGAACCGGTTACAATACTTGAGCAACGCCGACAAGCTTGCGGTATCTGCTCAAATGGCTGACCGTGGTTTGATGACACGAAACGAAATACGCGAAATCTGGAACCTTGCACCGCTGCCGGAACCCATCGGCAGCCAGTTGCCAATACGCGGCGAATACTACAACGTAAGTGATACCGATGACACAAGCGAAGGGGAAAACAATGAATAAAGAAATCAGAACTTTTAACTTTGAAATCCGTGCGGAAGAATCCGAAGAACACGGGCACAGCCTGACGGGCCAACCAATCGTTTACAACTCACGCACTGACATGGGTTGGTATGACGAAATCATTGATGACGGGGCGCTGGATGAAACCGACCTGAAGGATGTTAGATTTCTTGTAAATCATAACACCGATATGATACCGCTTGCGCGGTCACGTAACAACAACGCAAACAGCACCATGCAAATGGAAGTGGTGCCAGGCGTTGGCATGAACATTCGCGTTGACATTGACACAGAAAACAACGCGGAAGCCAAAAGCTTATATTCGGCGGTTGGACGTGGGGACATTACCGGGATGTCATTCATGTTCGTTGCCGATGCGGATGCTTGGGAAGACATTGACAGCGAACACCCAACAAGGCACATTCGGTCAATTCGAAAAGTCTATGAGGTTAGCGCGGTGACCTTCCCGGCATATAGCGCAACATCGATTCAGCAACGCGGCCTTTCCGATGCGCTGGACAGCGCACGGGAATCACTGGACAGTGAACGCGCACGTGTGGCAGAAATCAGGCGCAAGAAAGCAATTATTAAAGCATTATGTGAGGTATAAAAACATGATGGATTTTAAGACAATGGAAACCGCAGCCCTTGAGGAACGCCGTGCGGCTATCATCACAGAGATGGAAACCGAAGGTGCCGACCTTGATGCGCTGAAAGACGAAGCCCGTGCGATTCTTGAAGAGATTGAGAACCGCCGTGCTGAAGCAAAAGAAAAGGCCGAAATTCGCGAGAAGGTCGCGAACGGGGCCGGTGAAGTTATCAAGACTTTTGACGAGGAGAAAAACACCATGACCGTTGAAGAGAGAAAGACCGAAATGATCGATGCCCTTGCAGAGTACATCAAGGGCCGTGCAACCGCAGAACAGCGCGCACTTTTACTGACCACCGATGCAACCGGCGGCACCGTTAAGGTGTCCAACATCGTTGATGACTTTGTTTGGACTGATTGGGACAAGTCACAGATTCTTTCCCGTATCCGTAAGGTATATGTTCAGGGCAATTATTCCGTTGGTTATGAGGCATCAGCAACCGGCGCAGTCAAGCACACCGAGGGTGGCAACGCTCCGACTGAGGAAACCCTTACCCTTGCATATATCAACTTCGTGGCTCAGTATTACAAGAAGTGGATTCGCGTTTCTGACCGCGTGCTTGCCCTGAAGGGTAAGGCCTTCCTGGATTATCTGTTTGATGAATTCGGTCATCAGCTTGCAGTTGCTCTTGAAAACGCTGTTGTTGCTGAAATCGAAGCTTCAAGTCTTTCCGCAAAGGTTACCAACCCGATTGACAACACCGCCGCAATGGCTGGCTTCGCTGCTCTTTCCGATGAAGCGGCTAACCCGGTTGTGATCATCAGCAAAACAAACTATGCCGCAATCATGAATGCACGCGCAACCACTGGCGCAAAGATTGAAGACCCGTTCAACGGCTTTGAGGTTCTGTTCAACAACACCGTGACCGGAATGCTTGTCGGTGACCTTGACGGCGTTATTGCTAACTTCCCGGAAGGCGAGGACTTCAAGTTTATCGTTGACGAAACAAGCCTTGCCGAGCAGGATCTTGTAAAGATTGTCGGCAAGATTCTGTGCGACATTCACCTTGTACGTCCGAACGGCTTCGCAGTCGTTACCGAAGAGTAATGAAGGCCGAAGTTTTAAAGGATGCGACTTTAACTATTAAGGCTGGGCAGATTGTTGAACTTGACGAACAGCAATTTGCCCTTGCTTTTCGGCTTGGTTTTGTCGCACCCGTCAAGGACGAAAAGCCAAAGAAGAAAAAGTAAGGGGGTGCTGGCATGGCACTACTTGATGACGTTAAAGTTGCGTGCCGTGTGGCATCCAACGCTTTTGACACAGAACTAAATGATTTGATTTCTTCAGCCTTGCTTGATTTAGGTATTACCGACATTCAGGCAAGTCTTTTGGTTTCCGATAACCCGACACCAATCATCAAGCAAGCGGTCATTACGTATTGCAAGATGAATTTCGGCTTCCAGAGCAATGACTATTATGAACGCTTGAAAGCATCCTATGACGAACAGAAGGCGCAATTGCTGATGTCTTCAGAATATACCGATTGGGGTGATTCAAATGCGTGACGGCGGTATTCTGACGCTTTACGCGCTTGAAAACGTTGCAACGCCGGGGTTCATGCCGGTCGAAAAGTTGGTGCCGAAGGGAACGGCGTATTATTCTTACAGTACCGCCGGGATAACGCGTATATATGCGGCAATGGGCGCAAACCGTGAATTTGACATGGTTGTTCGTTGCCATAATATGACCGCGTTGCCGGACGGCGTGAAGTACGCCATACCTGAAGACGGCAAGCAATATCGCATCGATCCAGCGCAACCCATTTATGACATGGATGCAATCGACTTGACGTTAGTGAGGTTGGAAAACTTTTATGATGTCCTTACAGAGTAAATTAAGGCAAATTGGCGAAGCCTTCGCAACAGTCACAGCCAATTGTTTTCATTATTGGCGACCCGTGACCGATGTGCCGTGCTTGATTTGGGCTGAAAGCGGAGAAGAAAACCCGTTCTATGTGAACAACCACAAAGCCGAACAAAACATTGTCGGCACGGTTGACCTTTTCACAAAGTCCGAGTTCGACCCGTTGGTTGATGATGTGCAAAACGTGCTTGATGATTTGGGCGTAACATGGTCATTGTCTTCGGTCATGTACGAAGACGAAACCAAAATGATTCATTATACGTGGGATTGGGGCGTGGCTTTCGGTGGCTAAATTCCAAGTTGGAAGCGGTATTGATGAATACATTGCAAAGCTTGAAAACCTTGAATTCAGCACAGAAGACATTGTTGGCAAAGCAATTTACAAAGGTGCCGACATCGTTGCTGATGCTATCAAGGCAAACATTCAAGCGTTGCCCGAATCAGCTTGCAAGGATGTTGAAAAGGAAGGCTTGCTGAACGGCTTTGGTATAGCAAGGCTTAAAGATGAAAACGGGTATTTCAACGTTAAAGTCGGTTTTGATGGTTACAACGATGACAAAACGAAGAAATGGCCCAACGGCAAGCCGAACAGCATGATTGCAAGGTCAATTGAAGGCGGTACGTCTTGGAAGCCAAAACATCCATTCATCAGCCCGGCGGTCAAGGGTTCGAAAGACGCGGCTGAAAAAGCAATGGTTGAAGAAATCGAAAACGGATTGAAAAAGACAATGGGCTGAAAAGCCCTTTTTTAATGGGGGAATTTGAAATGGCTAATAATATTTACGGGCCTATCACGGGCTTTTCAAAGCCTTATATCGCTAAATATTCGGCTAATGGTAGCACCGTGACTTATAGCGAAGGCATGGTTCTTGCGCGTGGCGTGTCTGTAGCTCTTTCACCCGAAAGCGCAGATGACAACAACTTTTATGCTGACAACGTTGTTGCCGAATCCGCTGGTGGTGTGTTCACTGGTGGCACCGCGACACTTGTTGTTGACGGCCTTGACCCGGAAGCACGTGCGCTTGCTATGGGATTGCCTGAAGCAGACGCAAGCGGTTGGGTTGCGTATGGCGATAGCGTAGAAGTGCCTTACCTTGCTGTGGGTTACATTGTGCGCCGACAGCATGGAAGCGATGTCACGTATCATCCTACAATCTTGACAAAAACTAAAATGTCGATTCCGGCAGAGGAAGCAAACACGCAAGAAGATCAGATAGCATGGCAGACTACCACGCTTGAATTTACGCTTATGCGTGACGATAGTGAAAATCATACGTGGCTTCTTTCGGGAGCGGTTTTTCAGACCGAAGCGGAAGCAGAAGCGGCTATTAAAACAAAGCTTGGAATCACTCCATAAGAGGTGACGGCATGGAGATAAACGGCAGAACAGTAAAATTCAAACGAACTGTGTGGGCAATGATTGCCGTTGCCGCATTGTGTCCAAACAAAGACCTTTCCAACATCAATCAGGTGTTGACGGAAAACTTTGTTGACGGAAACCTTGCGGCAGCGCAGTTCATATCCATATTGTCCGAAGGTTATGAGCGCGTGAAGCAATTCGAAGCGGCGCAGTTGGGCGAAGTCTACGAACCGAACCCGGTCACCGTTGACGAAATCATGTTGCTTGATGATTTTGGCACATTCGTTGACCTTTTCAAAGAAGCGAAGGCAGCGTGGGACAATGACGCAAAACCGACCGTTGAAACGATGACCCCGAAGGGTAAAAAAAAATCAGCGGCAAAAAAATCGACATAAACAATGCGGCGTGGCTTTTGTACATGGGGCGGCGTGTGGGGATGGCAAAGCTTGAAATCCTCAACACAACAGTCGGGGAAATTTATGACATGATTGCTTGTTATGACATTGACCACGGGCGTTCCGACCCCAAGCCCAAGCCGTTGACGTATGACCAAGCAATTGCATTGAGGTAGAAAACATGGCGGTAAACATCGGCCCCAAAATAGGAATTGACGGCGAAAAAGAATACCGCGATTCGATAAACAATATCATTCAGCAACAAAAAACGCTGAAAGCAGAAATGCAAGCCACTTCATCCGGCTGGGATAAAAACACATCAGCCATGAAAAAGGCGAAAGACAGCGCTGCGAACCTTTCGCAACAAGTTGAGAATCAGCAAAAACGTGTTGATGAACTCAACAAGATGCTGGAAGAATCTTCAAAGAAGTACGGCGAAAACGACCAAAGAACGCTGAAATGGAAGGAAGCTGTTGCCAGTGCAACTGCCGAACTCAACAAGATGAAAGGCGAATTGGATGACTTGCCTAACATGGTGCAAGCGTTCGGTTCCGATATGTCGGCGGCTGGGGATAAAATCAGCGGCATCGGTGAAGGCATCACCAAATTTGGCGGCAGTGTCACGGCGCACGTAACCGCACCATTGGCGGCGGTCGGTGCTGCATCCGTGGCGGCGTTCAAAGAGGTCGACGAAGGCCTTGACACGATCATTTCGAAGACAGGTGCGACCGGTGAAGCTGCCGAAGGTATGCAAGCGGTTTATGAAAGCCTTGCAACCACCATTCCGACAGATTTCGCCACGGTTGGCGAAGCAGTCGGCGAAGTTTCAACAAAATTCGACCTTCAGGGCGCACAACTTGAGGAACTGTCAGGCAAGTTTATCAAATACGCACAGATAAACGGAACCGATGTTGCTGGAAGCGTTGACAAAGTTCAAGCAGCAATGATGGCGTTCGGACTTGAAGCCGACAAAGCCGGGGACGTGCTTGACATCTTCACCACGGTAGGACAACAAACGGGCATTTCACAAGACGCACTTGCAAGCACTTTGGCAAGCAATTCGGCGCTGTTCACTCAAATGGGTTGGGACATCAACACCGCTTCCGGGTTCCTTGGACAATTGGAAGTAAACGGCGTGGATTCTGGAACCGCAATGGCTGGCTTGAAGAAGGCTTTGCAAGAAGCCACGAAAGAAGGCAAGTCAATGCCGGAAGCCCTTGCCGAACTGCAAACGAAGTTGCAAGGCGCGAACAGCGACACCGAAGCAATGTCATACGCAATGGAACTGTTCGGCAACAAGGCTGGCCCGGCGCTTGCTATGGCTATCCAGGAAGGCCGCTTGAGCCTTGACGAAGCTTCGCTTTCTGTTCAGAACTACGGTGACAGTGTTTCAACCACGTTCGATGCAACTATTGATCCAATTGACCAAACAACGCTGACAATGAACCAGTTGAAGCTTGCCGGTTCGGATGTAGGCAACACGCTTGCCGAGATCGCTGTGCCAGCACTTCAGACGGTTGCCGATGTTGTGAAGGACTTGAAAGCGAAGTGGGATGAATTAAGCCCTTCACAGCAACAGAACATTGTTAAATTCGCACTTGTCGCGGCGGCGGTCGGCCCGGTTATTGCTGGAATCGGTACGGTTATCACAACAATCGGTTCGGTCATCAGCATCGGCGGCACGCTTGTCAGTGGTATCGGCACGGTCGTGGCGGTACTGGGTGGCCCGTTGACCATTGCAATTGGCGCGGCAATTGCTGCCGGTGTCCTGATTGCGAAAAATTGGGATACCATCAAAGAAGGCGCGGTGAATCTGTGGAATACCATCAAAGAAAAGTTCGATGCAATAAAGAAATCGATAACGGATGCCTTTGACGGCGCGAAGAAGACCGTAACGGACACTTGGGATTCAATCAAGAAAACCGTTTCGGATGGTATTGAGAAAATCAAGGGACTTGTCAATTTCAAATGGGAACTTCCGAAATTGAAAATGCCGCACTTCAGCATCACGGGTTCGTTCAGCTTGAATCCACCGAGCGTGCCACATCTTGACATTGAATGGTATGCGAAGGCCATGCAGAACGGCGTGATTCTTCGAAGCCCGACCATATTCGGCGCGGCAAACGGCAACCTTTTGGGCGGCGGTGAAGCTGGCCCCGAAGTGGTTGTTGGTGCATCAAGCCTTTTTGACATGATACGCGGTGCCGTTGCGACAACGAACAATTACGGCAACAACAACGTTTATGTGTACGGCGCACCGGGTCAGGACGTTCACGAACTGGCGCGTGAGATCGCGACAATCATCAACGCCGACATTCAAGCGGAAGGGGCGGTTTGGTAAACATGGAACATTATTTCATATTTAACGGGCGCAGTTCTGCCGACTTTGGCGTTTGGATCAGCGGCGGCGGTACATACAACGCCCCAGCGCGTGACGTATCAACCGAAGTGGTGCCAGGTCGTAATGGCGTTATAACGTTCGACAACGGGCGTTTTGAAAATACGCAACTGACTTACCCGGCATTCATTTCGAAGCGCTTCAAAACCCGTGTGGATGCCTTCAGGGCATTTTTAGCTTCGCAACGTGGTTACCTTCGCCTTGAAGATACTTACCACCCGGACGAATTCAGATTGGCACAATTCAATGGCGGTTTGGAAGTCAGCACGACAGCGCGAAACCTTGCCGGGTCGTTCGACATCACGTTTGATTGCAAGCCACAGCGGTTTTTGAAAAGCGGTGAAACCATGAAGGCGTTCGATTCCGGCGCGGTGTTGCACAACCCCACGCATTTCGATGCGCTGCCGGTGATTGTATGTGAAGGGAACGGCACGATAACGCTGAACGGCACAACGATCACCATTGCCGACAATGACGGGGCAATTTGCATCGACTGTGACATTCAAGACGCTTTTCTTGGTGACGAAAACAAGAACGGAAAGATTACTTCAGAGTTTCCGAAGCTTTCGCCGGGTGACAACTTTCTAGAATATGACGGCGTGACAAATTTGCAAATCATGCCACGGTGGTGGACGATATGATACCGATTTTATTTGATTCTAGTGCGACAGAATTTAATACAAACGGCATCGGGCGCTTAAACTGTATATCTTGCACCGTTCGGGAAGAATTGAACGGCCTTTATGAACTTGATATGGAATACCCGGCAACGGGGCCACGCTTCAACGACTTGGTTGTGTCAAACATCATTCTTGCCAAGCCTTATGATGGCGCAGACCCCGAACCGTTCCGAATCTACGCCGTAAGCAAGGAAATGCACGGGCGTGTTACGGTGTCGGCGCGCCATATCAGTTATCAATTGAACTGGATACCCGTGGCCCCGTTTAATTACAGTTCACTTGCCGATTGCCTTGCAAAGCTGAAATCGAACAGCGTTTATTCAAACCCGTTCACGTTTTGGACGGACAAAGAGGTTACAACGGGCGGCGCGTTCACCGAACCTTTGCCGTGCCGTTCAATGTTGGGCGGCGTTCAAGGGTCGGTGCTTCAGCGCTACGGCGGTGATTATGAATGGAATGGGTACACGGTCAAGCTTTGGAAAAGACGCGGCGAAGATAACGGCGTTCGGATTGCGTACGGCAAGAATTTGATAAATGCCACGCAAGAAACGAACATTGAAAACACTTACACGGGTATTGCTCCGTACTACATCAACAGTGACACCGAAGAAGTAACAATGCTTCCAGAGCGTTACATATTAGCAAGCACGGCGGCGAACTTTCCGTTTTTAAGAATCCAAGCGGTTGACTTTTCAAGTGAGTTCGAAGAGATTCCGACCGCCGCCCAGCTTCGTGAACGGGCGCAACAGTATATTGTTGCAAATAACATCGGTCACCCTTCGGTGAACGTTGAAGTGTCGTTTGTGGCGCTGTGGCAAACGAACGAATATGCCAACATTGCACCGCTTGAACGTGTCAAGCTTGGGGACACCGTGACGGTTTACTTTGAAAAGCTTGGAATCAACGAACAAGCCCGTGTTGTTGCCTACGAATACAATTCGCTCCAGGAACGCTATAACGATATTACAATAGGCGACCTGAAAAGCAGCCTTGCCAAAACGTTCGTTGAACAAGGCCACATCATTGAGGAAACCGCGAACAGCATCACAGATGAGGTGCGAAAAGGCACAAGCTGGTTGACACGTGGTGACGGCTACGTTGTTGCGGTCAAAAACACTGATGGTTCATGGAAGGAACTCCTTTTTCTTGATACGCCGTCAATTCAGACAGCAAGAAAAGTTTTGCGTATCAATGAAAACGGCATAGGCTTTTCTGACAACGGTGTAAACGGAAACTATGCACAGTCGTGGACGCTTGACGGCGTGCTTTCGCTTGGCGGTTTAAACAACGCTTATGGTTCACTTCAATTACTGGATGCAAACGCAAGGACAACCGCCGAATTCAGCAACCAAGGCATTTGGCTTGATGAATACGGCAGAAGCGGTCAGCGTGTAAGTTCGGCTTACGTTTACGGTGATGGCATAATGGTAAGCACTGCCGGTTCGAATGAATCAACCGACCTTGCTGCCGGTCAAATCATGGTTTCTGATGATGACGGGAACACAACTTCGATAAACGGCGAAGAAGTCGGCACCAACAACGTTAATTATAAAACGTTGAACGGCTATGAATGTTTTAACGGCACGTTTACGTTTTCCGACGGTTCTGTGTTCACCATTCGCCGTGGCGCAATTACAAACATCGAAGAAGGAAGCGGCGGCAGCGATCTTGATGAAATCAGGCAAGCAATTGCCGACCTTCAAGAACAAATCGATGACATGAGTGGCGGCGGTTCTGAAGGTGGCGGCGTGAGCCGAACCATTACGATTGACCCGACTTCTAGCACAGACCTTGAGTTTGAAAACGGCAGACTGGTCGATTATGACCAAAGCCCTTATTAAGTGAGGTAAGACATGACCACACAAATAATAAGA